CCATATGTGTTATTCTATCAATAGCATCTACTTTTGATTGTATACACTTCATTATGCTTTCTAAGTTTTGCCCACTAGGTTGAATAATATAAGGTTTTAGGCTTGCATCTAAATCCTCTGGTATTTCTATTATAGCTCCTGCACCTGCACTAGCTTCAACATTAGGTGTCTTAACTAAGCTAGGGTGATTGGCTAATCTAATTAATTGTTCTTTTTCTGAGTAATCATTATATATTGATTGCTGTAAATAAGCTACGTCAGCTAGGTCACTTATACCAATAGGTCTTTTATTGCCTTTTAGATTATAAACATTAACAGCAGGGATTACCCCTAGTGGATTTGGTATTTCATCAATTAGTTTAGGCTCTTTGTCTGTATATTCTTCTGAATAATCCTCAAACTCAAATGTTGATATAGTTTCCTCAGTAAAAACCTTTATTATGGCTCTTTGTGAATTAATATCCTCAATAACAACCAACATATCTAAATAAAATCTACCACTAGCAGACCTTTTGTAATTCCAATTAACTATATTCTCTGGTGTATATATTGAAACATATGGTCTTATGTCTTGAGCCAGTTCTTCCGCTCTTGTTTTAGCATTTGATTGAGGTTTGTCTATTACAACCCAACAATTGCCATAAATACTGGCATTCATTTGCACTTCTCGCATTACAGTATTGAAGTTTCTGCCATCTAAATCAGCGTCTTCTAAAAATGACTGTAGTTGTAAATCACCATCTAAATCGCCATAATCTCTTGTAGGTGGTATTCTCCATAAAAAGCTAGTATAAATCTGCACAACATTTTTACAATGATTGTCTACTGGTGTATGCCTTATTCTAGCATCATATTCTTCTGGTGTTTCTAAAATGTATCTATGTAAGTAATAACCATTTCTGTAATCATTACCCCCTAAATAACTTCTAATGTAAAATTCCCAATTAGAAATATTAGCGTGCCATAAATCATGTTTGCTTTTTAGAAATTCTTTGTCCATCAACTCCACCTCTTAGGAGGGCTTGCAACAAAATTCCGTCTAAGTGGGAAATTAAACTCAACTAAATAACCAAGAGCATCATTCATGTGGTCGTATCCACTATCCTTATCTGGTATATGTGTACCCTCTTTGTATATCTGTCTTTCTATGCTTTTAATTACATTTTTGCAAGAATTTAGAATAAACAGATTGTTTTTACCATTCACATTTTTAAGTTTTGAATTAACAGAGTTAATCCTATCCCTCACTAGAGGTGCTGTATTTCTACATTTTACATCAAATCCTGCATTTTTCAATATACTTATGTCAGTAAATCCACCTGCTGACGTTTTTCTTTGTCTAGCACTAGGGTCAGGGTAAACTATTATTTGTTTATTTGGGTATCTATTCCTTATTTCCTCACACATTTCTTGAGTATTTGAAGAATATATTTGTATTTCGTCAAAAACCACTATTGTTTCATTAATTAAATAACAAACAACTGCTGTCATAGGGTCTACGTTAAAGTCTAAACCAATATGCAAGTTTGGGTATTGTTTATCAAATTTTTCAATAATATTTTTTTGCCTATTAAAATTATAATAAATCATTCCAGAATAATTAACAAATGTAGCTTCATATTCTTGTTGGAATGTTCTTATATCTAAATCCTGTTTAGCCTGTTCTATTTCTTCATCATCTACTTGACCACCTTCTAAAGTTGTATATTTAAATGATGCCCAGTCTTTATTAGTTTCACCTTGTTTAAAAAGCTCATATGACCAATTACCAAAACCTCTAGGACTGCCACAAAACAAAGCATGACCACCTGTGTCAGATAATGTTGGTCTTAATACTTCATACCATGCTTCTTTGTGTATATCTGCAAATTCATCTAATACTATAAAATTTAAACCAACACCTCTAAGTGATTGTTCATTATCTGCACCTCTAAGGGTTATTTTTGAATTATTTTTTAATGTTATAGTTAAATCGCTGTTATTAACATTCTTAACCCATTTATGTTCTATGAGTTTATCTTTTAATTCAGCCCAACATATTTGTTTAGCTTGTCTATAAGTAGGAGCAACATACCAAACTTTTTGATTAGATTTACTTGCGAATTTAGCTAATTCATTAATAGCAAGATATGTTTTACCAAATCTTCTGCCAGTTATTAATACTCTAAATCTTGAATTATTGCCTATAACTTCTGATTGTGGTTTTGTTAATGGCATTAGCTAGTCCAAGGCAATGGTTCTTCAGTTTGTGATTCCTCAACCCTATCTTGTTGCCCTAACATATTCTTTCCTAAAAATATAAGCATACTAACATTACCATTCTCGCAAGCTCTCCATTGAAGCTGTCTTAATCTCATTTTTTGCTCTGCTCTTCCTTTTGTCAGAAATTCCGAATAACTCTTTTCAAGTAAATCTGGTGAACAACCAAAAAAGTCTGCCATTTCTATATTTGTACACCCTAATTTTGCTAGATTTGTTAACTGTTTAGTATCTATTTCATATTTCTTTGGTCTTGCCATAATCCTCTTTTTCCCTTTGAGTAAAAGTTATTTCTTATCTGTACCATGCTCCTATAGTATGCCAATTTTGTTCACCAATTTTTGGTTTTGTTTTTACATTCCAATCTTTGAATAAACTAATTAATCTTGGACCTAGTACATTCCTCCATTCTTTTCTAGTAAAATGTATTTCTATAGTTATTTTTTTTACAAAATCTGGCAATGGTTTATCAAGCAAATTGTACTCAGAACCCTCGCAATCCATTTTTATTGTACTGGGTTTTACTCTATGAAGCACTTCATCAAAATTACTAGCATTTACTTTTATTTCTCTTCTTCCTCTAAATGCAGTCGTTGAATATGTTCCATTATTTATACCATTGGTAAGATAAAAACTTATTTCTTTCCTATCATCATTAACCAAAGCTGAATTATTAGGATAAATATTTTCATATTCATTTACATTTTTTAAAACCATTTGAAAGTTGTTTACTTCTGGCTCATAACAATGAACCTCTTTTGCACCTTGATTTTGTGCTAAAACTGAATAAGCACCAAAACATGCACCAATATCTAATACTACTTCATTTTTTGGTTGCATCCATTGGTATGTCCTTAATACTTCACCAACAATTTGTTTGTCATAAGAGTTTTCCCTAATAAAGCAATGTTTATATTTACTAATCTTTTGCATTAATTTTCCTTTTTTTCCTTTGGTCTATAAGCCTTACTTCTGGGTATTTAGTTTTTTTAGCTGTATTTCTTTTGCAAAATGCAGGAAATGTTTTTAACAACCATTTTACTGCTTTTTCCTCATACTCAACTGTTCTATAAGTTTGTATTCCACCACTTTCAGAATAATATTTTGTTTTAGGTGCAACGTAATTGAACCTAGCAACACCACCATCATTTATATAATACCTTATACTTCTTTCGTAATCTTCTTTGCCGTACTCGGGTTTTGCAGAAACATAACACTTTTTTTCCCGAGTATTTTTCCAACCATAAAAACAAGCTACAATATATTTTAGGTTAAATGATACGTTTTGCTTTAAAAAAAAGGGATTTAAAACTGGATTCACACCCCATAAATCACATTTATTACTTTGTGATATATAAAAAGCATTTTTAATAAATTCATCTAAATCAATAAGTTCTGTAGTTTTCTTATTATTTATTTTAGTTTGTAAGGAATCAATATCGTCATCAATACCACATATTAATTCATCTTTTTCAAAGTAATCACAAATAAAATTTCGTTGTGTGTTTACATGTTTTTGTTCAGTTACAATAAAATTTACTGGGTAATCCTTTAAACTATTTTTATAAGCATCTAACTCCGTGCCATCTGATAAAAAAATATAAACTTTTTTGAAATCAATATTTGTTTTGGCTAAATAATTAAATGTTTTATTATATATAGTTTCGGCTCTAGCAATGCTAGGAATTGCTATTTTATATTCCATTAAAAATATTTTCCTTTATTTTTTCGGCTCTTTCAATTTCTTCAGGCAATGCAATTTTTTTAGTTTCAGTCTTAGCCCTATTTAACTCATACTCTTTTGTGCCACAATAAATCATTTTTTCCCTATAATAACAAACAATGGATATCCTTTCAAAATAACTTATTTTTTCTGGCTCTGTGTTACCATGAACTTCATGAACATCAAATAAAGCAACATCACCATGCTGTATATCAAGTCCAACACCATATTTAGGCAAAACTGTTTGGAATCCTTTATATTTGCCCCTAGAAATTACACCTAAATTGCCAAAGCCTTCTTTTAAATCTCCTGCATCTTTATGACCTGCTGTCCTAAAATTTTTATTAACTGTAACAGTAGTAAAGGCTGTATCTTTTATAATAAAATCTTGAGAAGAAGCATCAGCCATAGCTTTTTGTATTTTGTATCTATGAGGTGCATATTTTTTAAAAACTCTATCAACTGCTTGAATATAAGGGATACAAAGATTGTATTCGTTAAAATGTGACTGCGAAAAAGCTGTTGTCCTACAATAAGGAATTCTTGGGTATCTATCCATGAAACCTATTATAGAGCTGTGTACTGGTAAGGAATAACTTGTTTTTGATAATTTACCATTACTTAAGATAGGAATATATTTACTGCCATTAATTTTACCTATAATTCTTCCATCTACTTTATCACCTACTTTATAAATTTTATCTAAATCTCCAGAAGCTGAACCCCTATTATTAGATTTTTGTGCAGATTTCCTAAAAGGTATCCTTGCATTTTCTAAAATATCTTGAGGAACTGCTTTTTTCTTTAAAACACATAGTAAATCGCCATTGTCTTTATAAACTTCTGTATCTTCCGTTATTAAATATTTAATATGTTTTTCTGTTAAAAATTTACCAATAAAGCTATCAGCTTCTACGTCGGTCATAATTGGTTGTAATTTTAAAGTTCTCATTTTATATTTTTTTCCTCATTTAACACACAAAGCATTACAGCATCAGATATGTTGTCAATTTTATTAACTTCTCTGACTTTTTCTATTATTTCTCTAAATCTTTTTTCATTTTCTGGGTCATAAAATAATTGTATCATTTTGACATCATTTAATAAATGATTGTCATCTTGAACTACATCAGCTATCGGCTCAATAAAATCTATTTCTTCTTTATTAAATAAATTATCTAATTCATCATTTGAAAAGCCTGTAATACTTAAATCTATATCAAA